AATACATCTAGTTTTTCTATATTCGGTTTTTCAGCCGCTTTACAGTCATGGGAATTAGATTTTGCTAATGAAGTTATATATAGGGAATTAGTAGGCGGCACAAAAGAAGCATTAATTACTGACCGCAGGCCATCTGGAACAATGGTTATAGAGGCTGTTGCATTATCAGATAAAAACTTTTTTACAACTGCTACAGGCACTTCTACTGGCTCTAATACTTGGGTGCATTCTGGCGGTGCTGGTAATATCGTCACTGTATCTTGTCCGCAAACAGATTTAGGACAACCAACTTACGAAGATAGCGATGGTATAACAATGCTCAATCTTCCATTTTATGCAACTCCTACAGATGCAGGCCAAGATGAATTCAGTTTAGCTTTTACCTAGTTGCTAAGTTATAGAAAAGGGTTTACCCTAGAATATATTATATAAATTTATGTTTATTTTAAAAAAGGAAGCAACTTTTACGCATCCTATTGTTTTTTATACTCCTTCAGATGGTGGTACTCAAAAAGAAGAAACATTTGACGCTGTATTTAAAATTATTCCACAATCAAGAATTAATGAAATTGGTATACAGGCACAAAAAAAACAAAAAGAATTAGATGAAGGTATTTTTGATGGCGTGAAAATATCTGATTATATGATTGCAGATGAAATCTTAGTAGGTTGGGATGGTATAACAGATGGTGAAAACCCTGTACCTTTTACAAAAGCAACAAAAAAACAATTATTAGATATTGCTGGTCTTGCTAATATACTTGTTGAAAAATATTTTAATGAAGTTACAAAACAAAAAACAAAAAACTAGAAGGGGCTGCATTGTTTTGGTGCGGTGATCGCATTATTGATGAAACAGATAAAGATGATGCAGTCCTATTAGGTGAACCAATAAAACAAAAAAAAGAAATAAAAACATTTGAAGTTTTAGAACAAAATTGGTTAGCTATAACAATATTCTTAGATATACAAACTCAATGGAGAATTGATCAAGGTGTAATTTATGCTCTTGATTACAATGTTATAAAATGGATATTTGAATTAAAAAAAGACGAAATAAAAAAACCTTTAGAAATACTTGCTGACTTACAGGTATTAGAGGCTAAAATAGTAGAAATAATAAATAAAGAAAATAAATAATGGATTTAAGTACCTCATATACCATTAAGGCACAAGTAACAGGACAAAATGAGATAGGCGGACTAACAAAAGGTTTAGGAAAATTACAAAAAAGTACTAACAGTACATCAGTAGCAATGAATAAACTTAAAACTGCTGCTGGTAATGCTTTTGGCGCAATAAAGGCTTTAGCGCCTGCTATAGGTGTTGCTGGTTTAGGAAAATTAGTAAATGATACTTTACAGTTAGGTGATCAGTTAGAAAAAATGAGTCAGAAAACAGGATTAGCTGTACCTGTATTAGATAAATTAAGACAAGCTGCAGATTTAGGTGGAACAGAGTTCAAAACATTAAGTAGAGCATTGCCAACACTTGCAAAAAATATGCAAGATGCATCAGATGGTATTGGCACTGCAAAAGATGCTTTCGAGAGGTTGGGTTTAGGCGTTACTAATGCAGATGGCTCATTAAAATCTTTAGATCAAATGTTTTTTGAAATAGGAGATAAGATCAAAGATATGGACGATAGAACATTAGCTGCTGCTAATGCTGCTGAAATATTTGGAACTGGTATGGGTGCAAAGCTAATACCGATAATGAATCAAGGCAGTGAAGCTATACAAAATTTAAGTACAGGTTTTACACAATTAAGTGCAGAAAGAATGGCAAAATTAAATGATGATATTGCACAGATGGGAGAAAAATTTAATGTACTAAAAGTACAACTTACTGAAGCTGTATTACCTGCATTAACAAGACTTGTAGAAATTATAAGTAATGCTGCACAAAAATTTGCTGCTTTACCTGCACCTGTTAAAGGTATAACTATAGCTGTAGGATTATTAGCACCTGCGATTATTGCCATTGCACCTATATTTGCAAGTTTAGTAATATCATTTAAGTTTTTAGCAACTGTAAAATTAGGAGCTATGTTTGCTGCGGCTGTACCTGCAATTGCTGGTTTAATGCCTGTATTAGCACCATTTTTAGTAGGTGGAGCAATAATAGCTGGTTTAGTTGGATTAGGTAAGTTAATAGGAACTGTTGTAGGACATATTTTTGCCGCAAGAGATCAGATAGGCAGTGCTATGGCTGCTATAGGACAAGCTTTGTTATCACCTTTTAAGGCTTATGCTGAATTTGTAAGAAATGTATTCACAGGTGTTGTTAATGGTATAAAAACAGCTTTTCAAGCTATCCCTAATATTGTAAAAAATATAATAAATGCTGCAACTGCGCCTATAAGATCATTTATAGCAACTATTAATAGAGCATTAGCAAAATTAAATATATTTAAGAGAAGAAGAAGTAGAGGAGGTGGAGGCAATGGAAATACACCTCGATTTGCCTCTGGTGGTGTTGTTACAAGTCCACAAATGGCTTTAGTAGGAGAAGCAGGTAGTGAATACATTGTACCTGCAAGAAAAGCAGGTCAATTTAGTAGAAATTATTTATCAGGTCTAAGGGGATCTGCTGCCATACCGAGATTTGCTGACGGTGGTTATATAACTAGACCGAATGTAAATATTACTACAGGTGCAGTAACTCAAATGGATGGCACCAATTTTATAACTACTAATGATTTATCAAATGCAGTACAAAGTGGTATAGATCAAACATTAGCATTATTACAATCAGATTTAAGAACTAGAAGATCCTTAGGTATTTAAAAATGAGTGATTTTGATATATTTACTACACTTGAATATTATTCAGATAAATCTAATGTGTTAGATAGTAACAATAAAAGGCTGCCTACTGATGCTTTTCAAAATTTTTATCAAACTGCACAAAATTTAACAGCAGATACAGAGATAAATCAAACAGTGAACTTTTTATATTTAGCTTTTGATGCTAGCGGTTTTTCTTCTATAGAGGCAGCTAGTATTAGTGATTTAACTATAAATTTAGCTGCAACTGCAAAAATTATTGATTTAACAGATACAGCAATAAATGGTGATAGTTTAGTTATAGCATCACTTTATATTCAATCTATAGGTCAGGAAACACTTAGCAATTCTGCTTCTCTAGTTTGTAGATATACTGGTACTATTGACAATGCTTCTATAGATGAAACTACTGTTGCATGGACTATTACACCTGCTATTTCAAAACAAAAGGCACAAGTACCATCAAGACGTATTAGTAGTGATTTAATGGGTAGATTTGTTGGAATATGAATAATAAAATTTTTGCTATTGAAATTTCAGCAATATTAGAAGATGGCACTGAAGTGACGGATGTTCGAGGTTTATTAATTAACAATAAAAGGGTATATAAATTACTTGATGATACAATTTTAACTGGTGAAAAAAAAATTAAAACATTTAAATCTATTTTGTATACTGTACCCGCAGAAATATTACCTTATATTATGTCTAAGAGGTATGACTAATGCCAAAAAAATATTCTTTTATAGTTGGAATAAAAGATTTAAAAACTGTTTTCACTGGTGATGCACAAAAAAAATCTGAAGTAGGACAAGATGCACAAATATTAGATGAAAGTTTAGATAATTTTAAAAAACCTAAAAGTGACTTAGATATATCACAAAAAATAGCCTCAACTGGTGAAACAGTACCTATAGTTTTTGGAAAAAGAGTTAATAATATTGGTGGTATATGGATTCAACCGAGTTTAGTTAAAGCAGGTACATCTAGTTTTGTTCAGAAATTATTATTTGTAATATCACAAGGAGAGGTAATTAGCACACCTAATAAATCAACTAGTTTTACTGGTTTAAGAAAATTGTCTTTTTTAGATGATACTTCTATTAGTTTGAATCATATTTTTAGTACTGCTGCTGCATTAACAACAACACCTAATTTATGTCCGATAAGTAACACTGGTTTATTTTGTGGTAATGATATTTATACGTATCTTTCAGATGTTTTACCTGCAAGTTCTGGAAATGCATTACAAATTAGATCAGATTTAGGAAAGGATTTTAGTGGAACAAGAGTTTTAACAATAGGTGTTGGTGACACTTCAAATACAACTTTTAGGATGAGTTTACAAGTTTTTGACGCTGAAACGGGGTCAAATATTACAAATGCTTATGCAACTTATACTCAAAGCACAACGCCAATAATATTTGATTTTAATACTGTTATTGTGAATGGTGTAACACAAGGTAAAACTGTCGGTACTGTAGAAAACTTTTTAGATACTAATGACACATTATTTGCTCCAATAAATTCAACAACTGTAGCTGCTGGTATATATACACAATCTGAATTAAATGCTCTTAATGCTGTAAGTAATGGCAGAACAAAATTTATATTTAAGTATACTTTTGTCTCAGTTAATACACAAACAAATACAAATAATCCTGCTAGTACTGGTACTTTAACAGGTGTTCAAGCTGAAAATATTATAGGCACAAGTTCAGTTATACAAAATACATCAAACAATAATTCATCTTTTGCAGATATTACATTCTTAGCTACTAGTGGTAATTTATTTGAAACACCTTCATCTGGTACTTTTCCAACAACTACCAAGCAATTATATTTATTTTATGAACAAGGTGTAAAAGTAGATTTATTTAGTGCAGGTTTATCAGGTTCTAATTATACGCAAGGGGCAAGTAATCAATTTATAGATTTAGCTATGCATTTATTTAAGCTTTATAAAAAAATTGATGGTAATAATACATCATCTATTGTTTCACCAGTTAAAACTACAAATTTGCAAAATTTATCTACTTTTTGTACTAATAATAATATGTTTTATAACGGTATAATTTCAAAAGCTGTTAATATTGTTGATTATATTCAAAAAACATCACCGTTTTATTTCTTATCATTTTTATCAGTAGGTGGTCAATATCAATTTGCTTCTATATTACCAATCAATAATAGTAACCAGATTGATACAACAGCATTAACGCCTGTTTTAACATTTACAGAATCAAATATAATACAAAATACATTTAGAAAAGTTTATTTAGGAATAGAAGAAAGGAGAGCATTTATAGCTAATTGTATATATACAGAATGTATACCAACAGAGGTTTCAAGAAGAAAAACAGTGAGTGTCAAATTTACTACAACTGAAATAGATGCACCTACTGAGCAATTCGATATGTCTGATTTTTGTGCTGATGTAAATCATGCAATTTTATATGCAAAATATGAATTATCAAGAAGAAAACATACTACTCATAATATAAGTTTTTCAACTTCATTAATAACAACATCATTAATTCCTACTGACATTATAAAATTACAATTACAAAGAAAAAACAGTGTAGGCGATGATAGAACAGAAATAAATTATTATCAGGTTTTAAGTATTACATATGATAATGATGGTATTAGTAATATAGAAGCTGCACATTTTCCATTAAATAATAGTAATGTTGCTGAAATATCAAATGAAATAACTTCTGGTAGCTTTACAATTTTACAATGACTACTTTTCCATCTTTAGAACCTGTTACAAGAGCTTTAGTTTATGGAGATTATCCACTAAATAGACATGAGGGATTGAGTGGTGGAAATGTAAGATTTTTAATTGGTAATAAAAGAGTAATACAAAGATTAACTATTACTTATGAATATTTAACAGAAACAGAGGCACAAAGTTTATTAACACATTTCAATGGTCAAAATGGAACTATAGAAGCATTTGATTTATCTTCTGAAATATGGCTAGGTTATTCTACACCTCCTGTTAGTAGTTCTAATTACAAATGGCGATATGCA